ACGTTTAATTTAGTGATATATTCAAATCTTGTAATATCTCCGTTAGCGATTGCATAGATTGAATTGTACCATCCCCATTTGGAAGTGAACCCAGATATTGCACTAAATTCTCCTCGTTCTGTTTGCTCGAAGAGTTCAGAATAACTATTGACAAGTCTTTGCCTAAATTGTAAAAAAAAACCATTGCACCAAAAACTGCATCTAAAGGATAATCTTTTGCTACCTCGTTTGTATCAGGGTCATAATCCTTAAGCGTATAACGTGAGCTTTGTTTTAAATCAATCGGTCTAAATAAAACATTCATAGCTCTGTGTAAATTATCCGTGTCGCCAATAAAGGTGTCTAAATCCACATATTCTCCAAAGCTCATATTTTCTAAGTCTGGTATAAAACCAAAGTTTTGACCGCCTAATTGAAATCTATTTATTAACTGATGTTCTACATCAAACATCTTATTAATGATTTCGCAAATATCTTTGATATCGTTTGCCATCATTGAGCGAACAACATCAACAGGCACTTTGCAAAATATCTCAACCATCTTCAAAAGTACATCAGATTCCTTTTTAGAATCTAACTTTGAAAATTCTTGATATTGTCCTAATGTGATTTCGTTTAAACTTGTAGGTATCTGTATTTTTACTTTCATATTAATATATAAACAAAGACTTAATATTTTAGAAAGTATTAAAACAAAAAAACGCCTATATAATTAATGGCTACCAATTCCGTTTAATTGACTTGCAGTAGTCAACAATTTTTCGGCAATTATTACAATTAACATTTTCTTTGGTTTCATAATAATCCCCACAAGTAATTCTATCTCCGTCAAGAGTTAATCCACATAAAGTAAAATCTCCACCATTTTTCATAACAAAATGCACCGTATCTTTTAGGTCATCATCGCCATTGCCAAGAAATTTAATTTTCGTTTCTTTTATAATTTTCGCTTTTAATTATAACGATTGGTTATTTTTCAAAGTTCCAATAATACTCACAAACTGAATCTTTGATAGGAGATTCTATGAAATACGATTGTTTAAAAATATTCGGCTCAGCCTTATATCTATAACAAGTATGTTTGCTTTTACATTTTTTACCTTCGCACATTGTAATATCTGCCATAATATTTTGTTTTTGTTTCCTACAAAGATACACCTTTTTTTTTTAATTAACGTTTCATACAATACACAAATATACTATTTTTTGTTTCATTTATGACACGGCATATTTACCGAAGTTTGGTCTGCTCATTATTGAATAGGTAGCATATCGTACCGCATCAATCAAATGATTATTTTTATCGACAGGCGTGTTTGTTAGCTTTCCTGTTTTATCTGTCACCCATTTGTAATTCCTAAACTCCATTATCAAATTGTCATCAGAACCCACTAAATGTATCTTAAAACGTTTCAGTAAATCAATACCTGCATTAACCGAATCCCTACCCTTTAAACTTGGTTGTATATTATGCCCCATCCTTCTGAGTTCGTCTATTAATCGAGGTTCAGCTGCATCAAAGTAAATAGGGTTTCGTCCAACACCCTCTTGTTTGAAATGGTTGCTCAGGTCACTTGTAGTCATCATAGTTCGATACAAGTGTTCTTTGATATATAAGTTGTGGTCTTTTTTGTAAACGCTTACCAACGTGCTTGGGTCATTTGTATATCCTGCATCTGCACCAAATGAAACAAGTTCAGCATCAATCGGAATGTGTGGTACTTCAAAATAATTAAATATTGTTGCTTTGCTTATTCCTTTTTCACCTAAGCCATATATCTGCCAATATTGTTCGTCTGTTTCTTTTAACCTTTCAATCTCTTTAATAATACTAAGGTCAAGAAATGTATTGTCTAGGTATGTGGTTTTGTAAAATTCTACATCATCCCTATTTAATACCTTGTCATAAATCCAATGATACTCGTCTGAAGGATTATAATCAATTACTATTTTCTCTGTGGTTCTAAATACAAGCTGCTGCCAATCTTCAAAGTCTAACTCATTACCTTCATTGATAAAAAGAAAATGCCTTTTACGTCCTCTAATTTTTTGGGGTTGGTCAACGCTTATAAACTCAACTATGTTTCCATTTAGTGTATATTCGCTGTTTGACTTATTATGATAGGCTTCGTCATATTTGTTATAGGTTTTTAGTATATCAAAGAAATCCCTCATTACAGATGACCGAACAGCAGGGAATGTTTTACGACAAATGGTTATTGTTTTACCTTTGTTCTTTTGACAGTAGTGGAATATAATATACATCAATATATTAAAAGTCTTACCAGACCTTGTACCACCTTGCTCAACTACTATCTTAGTCTTACTGTCTAATAAGTGTTCAAATACTACGTTTACATCTATATCCAATTACCTACGGATGTTTATATTAATCTCTTTATCGACTGTCGTGTCTTTAATTTCACGCTTAGTACCGTTCAATCTGTGGGCTTCATCTTCGTCTGCTATCAGTTTCATAAGGCAAACTTGAAGCGTTGCGTTCTCGCTTTTATACCATTTATCCCTCATTGATATTTTCATATTAATTCGGTTCTTTGATAGTTCGTCTTTTATAGTGTTACTTTCGTGTAATTTATGGTCGTAAAATGTTTTTCTTACAAACGGGGTATATGCAAATATATCATTTATAAATATAAGGTTATGCGTTTTTATAGCTTCTAGGCTTTGGTCAATTAAATCTTGTGTTTCGTATGCCATAATTATAATATTAAAAAAGGATAGCTAGATAGTTATCCCTTAATAATATATAAACAAATGTGTTTTATTTTGTACCTAACACAATACAGGATTCTTAACTCGGTTGTTTAATAACGCTCCTTTTACTTCCTTTATTGTCTTGGGCATTATTCTATGTTTTAATGATGCATTAAACGGTTCTAGTCGTGTTTGTTTAAATTCCTTTAGTGTTTCTATATCCCATTCAGATATAACGTCTGTAATGCTTTTAATACGTTTAAGTGTATCGCTGTCTGTTGTGCGGATTATTTCTTTTTTAATTTTGGCTTTTTCTATGTCAAAAAACGGCTTTGAAAAATCTAAACCTAGTTCATCTATGAGTTCATCGTGTTTGTCTTTATCTTCATAGCCAATTACATCAACGCTATTAACGTGGAATAATACGTTGCAGTGCTTTGTGTTTATTTCATTTCCTATGGTTTTAAACGTTGCTCCTGTATCTCTGGCTAATTTACAAAATACTTTTTTTGCATATACGTACTTTCGTTTCCTTGAGCTTTCATCTAAGTTTACTTTAAATTTATCGCTTACTGCTTGTTTTAATATATTTAATCTCATTGTTTATATTTATTTAGTAAATCCCACGCTTCTGTCATTGTTTTATCGTATTCCTTTTCGTATGTAGGAAGTGGCGAACCGTTTTGAAGTTCAGCTAAATCTCGCAATATCCTAAGTGCTTCTAAAGAATCTTCTTTTAAAATCATATCTTATTGTCTATGGTTTCTATTAAGTGCCTTAATTCAGAACGTTCCCACTCACCGAGTTTAACTCCGTTTACACTGAATTTATAATAGTCTTTTCTTTCTGCTTTTTTTAGTTCTATATTTATATACATATTAATTTAATTTAGTAAATTCTGCTGTTTGGTTTTTATTATGTTCTTCTTTGTTTGTGAAATAACTATCTACTAAAGCGTCAATCATTACCAACTCATCAATAGAAGCCGTTTTAATCTTGTGTATTAAGCCATCTATTTTATTCAATACATTGGTACACATTTCAGGGTTATTGCCGTAAACAGTATTAAATCCTTCTTGGTATATTCCTTCCAATAGTTTTGATGTTTTGTTTACTTGTAGCTTTACGTTTTGTTTGAATCCTACGCTGCCTTTTAACTCGTCGTTTGCTTCCAATAGTAATTGGCTAATCAATACGCATTTTAAATAGTTTAAATGTCTTGGCGTGATTGGGTCTGTTGTTTCATCTTGCACTCCTCTTGCATTTTCTTGGTGTTCTAGTTCTTTTTGTTCCATTTCTTCGTAGTATTTTATTTGTTTTTTTCTATCCATTGTTGTTGTTGTTCTCTTAGGAATTCTATTTCACGTCTTAAATAATCAGCTGCTTTTTCTAAGTCTTTCAGCTCATCGTCTTTCTTTCCGCTTCTGCAAATATACTTAATTATATTTCCTCTATTGAAATTTAGTTCATAATCTTTTATAAAGTCTATAACATCATAGCCTTTACCGTTTTCGTAATGTAAATAAGTTGCTCTCATAATTTTATTTATATAGTTAATAATTCTTTTTTTGGATACACTCCTATATATCTATCTCCTGATAACCATTTATTGAATTGATTATCTTTTGTTTCATACAACATTTTAGCTTTTTTTAAATCTAAAAAATCTTTTGCGTTTTTTTCTGTTCCTTTTGGTTTTATAAATGGAACAACAATAATATAAGGATTATTAGCGTATTTGTGATACTCAAATAAATATGACTTATTAAGTCTACCGAAATTATCTCTATTATCTACGTTTGCAGCATATTCTCTAGCTTGATTAAAAGATACTTTTTTTCCTGTAAATTTATCATTTTTAGATATTGTTTTAATTTCTGCTTGTATATTAACAAAAATATCAGCAAATATAAAATCTTTATCTCCTAAATATAAATTTCTATGTCCGTTAAAATATTCACTAACTTTGCCATTAAAAAATAAATCTGTTTGTTTCATTGTTGTTTGTTTTAATCCTATTATTATTATGTTGTTTATATCATAAATTGATATGTCTGTTATGTATTCTATTTGTTTACTTAGTGTTTCTCCGTTTTTTATATTTTCTAACACTAAAACATCGCCTATTGAATATTTAGCATTTTTTTTCCTTATTTCAAAATTTTTAATTCCATTTTTGATATCTTGAAAATAATTATCTAAAATTAATAAATTATGTTTTTTCATTTTTAAAACATTTGTATTTGATTTTGAGCTACATCTTTCCAAATATCAGCATTAAATGTAATTATATCAGTGTTATGATTTTTAACTGGACCTATGTACTTATAAGATTTTGTAATTGCATTTCTTAATTTTAACATTCCTCCTTTATCGCTGGTTTGTTGTTTCAACATCCATTCAGTGTTTAATTGTTCTTTTTTAATTTGATTTGTTAATTTCCATTTATCAGAATTTTTTTTCATTGCTCCAAATAAAGCTGGATTTGATGTTTTTATATACATTGTTTTATTGTCTGTTTTATATAATTCAGCAAAATAATTAATGATTTTAAACCCAATTCCTAAACCTTGAAAATCAGGCAATACAACAACTCTAGATATTCTATATCCGTTTTTAATGTGTCCGTGTGGAAAAGGTAATATAGCCATAAAAGCTATTGGTTTATCATTTAATAATACAATAAAACATTTAGCTGCTTTATTAAGGTTTTCACTCAAATAATGATGTTGTTTGAATATATCCCAAGTTTCATATCTACATCGAAATATCTGAAGTTCAATTCTTGGTTTTTGCCTTCGACTTGACGCTATCTCAAGACGCCCTTTTTGTGGTGAATAAATCCAATCTGGTTGCAACCAATCCATAATATCAAAATGACAAGACGCTAATACTATTTTTTTATTTGTTCGTCTAATATATTTTTGTAATGCGTTGCTCATTGCTTTAGCCACATCTCTATCTACTACGCTCGTGTATTCGTCAATTAATATAATTTCATTTTCTTTTGCTTTACCAACCATATAAGCTAAACTAGCACGATATTGTTCTCCATTTGATAATGTGTGGAATGGTCTTAACCAAGTAGGAACGCTGCTTAATCCCATTGCCGACAATAAAAAAGTTGCATCTTTTGGTTCTAACCAATCAAAGTTAGATATTAAAGACTTATTGTAATCAAAACTATATGTATTCATTTCTTTTTTAAAGAAGTTTTTTAATATAGTTGTTTTACCTGTTCCACTACCACCATAAACAACACCAATATTCCATTCTTTAGGCAAGTGTTCTAAATTAGCTTCTATTGTTACATTGCTTTCTTCTTTGTTTTGTATATCAAATGCTTCAAAAACATATTCGGTATATTTGTCGTTTATAATATTATGTTTTAATTTTATTTTCATTGTATTGTTTTTTTAAGATATTCAAATATAATTTTTTTTTTAATTACAAACAAATAATTAACTATATTTTGTTTGCAAATCCTAATCTATTTTTAACTTTTACATCTATTACTCTTGACCCTTTATAAGTGCTGTTAATTTCTTTATAAACTATGCCGTCAAGCTGTTCAACTTTATTTTTTATTTTTTTGCCTTTTTTTATTTCTTTAATTACTTTTAAATCAGCCCAAACAATCTCTTTATATTCTACCTCATCAGATTCATACCTCATTCCGTGCGGAGCTTTAAAAGATGGTAGCACTCAGCATATTTTTGGCGTGCTTTGCTTTTGTATTTATCTTTAAATAATTGATACATCTTTTTAGTGTATTGATATTTAGTATCGCAATCAGCTAAGTATTTCTCTGCAAACTTTTTACCTTTGCCCTTAAAATAATTCACATTATCGGCAACATCACCAATTATCATTTGTTCGTAAAAGTTAAACAAGGCTTCATCTTCGCTTATATCTAAAACAACTTTATGCTTATAATGATAATTATACATCAAACAAGGAAACTGTTTATAATCTTTGTCAATGCTAACAATCATTACATTGTCACGTCCTATTTCATTTGAGAGTTCAAACCAATAACGTGCCACCATATCATCAGTTTCAATTCCGTGACCCCAAACGCTTTGGTATTGGTTTTTAACGTAATCGTGCATCTCGTTTAATAATGGTGGTAAATCAATTACCTTTCTATTTGCTTTGTAGTCGCTTGTAA